ATTGGGGGAACCTTGGACTTGGTGTAAGCATCTTTCGACATATCGCCAAGATATGCACGGTTGCCCAAGTCCTTCACCACGTCCTTATAGTCGAACGGGTTCATGAACAGCTTGCGGCCCGCCAAGTTGTCGCCACCGCGAGACATAAGCAGCGCCTCGGCGGTGCCAACATCATCCCAAGTCAGTGCGCCAACCTTTTTCACAACAATCGCCGCTTGCTGCGCGACGGTATTGTAAAGGTTCACGTCGATCTGGCCTGCCAACTGCAAAGCCATGCCACGACCTGCGCGCTCCATGTGCATCGGGTCGCGCGCTTCCAGAATGTTCAGCGAATACCGAACGTTGTCAGGGGTGCGGAAAGTCGTCGGGACTTGGCGCTGAATCAAATCAGTATCAGCCTGCGCGGTGATATCCACGCCCTGAACCACGTTGAACAGGTAGTTCTGCGGGCGATAGAACACGTCGTTCGACCGCTGCATCGACGTCGCATTGGGATAAGATGTCGTCGCTTCCTTGGAAATCACGCACGAATGATCAAACCCCTCAATGAGGTTTTCGAACATGATTTCAAGGTCTTTGGTAAGAGAGTTAGCCATAATAGGCCCCCATGTTTGATTTGCGTTGCTCAGTCACGCGTGCTGAAGCGGGGCACGGGCCGCATACGCGCTATGGGGAGGCAAGCGGGGGCCTTAATGAGGGCGATATTACACCGCCCCCGACGTTATGTCAAACCTTTGCGCCTGCGGCTTCAGCTTGACGCTTGGCCGCAAAGTATGCGCCATAATCACCAGACTTTTGCGCGGCCTCTTTCATCTTAGACAGATTTGCCAAAGACCCAATCCCCGCCGAAGACCCCGGCAATCGGCTTTCCGGCCCTACGGCCTTGCGTTTTTCCACGGTCACACTTCCCTCCATACGGATGATTTCTGCGGTAAATGTCGTTGCGTCCTCAAGGTTTGCAAACGGCATGGATGCCAGCTTTTTAAGCCGCTCAGGGCTGGCCGATAGGGCTTTGACGAAATGCGCCGGATTCTTGAGGTGCATCAAGATCATGGATTGGCGCGCAAGCCCCGCGCTATCGCCGCCAAGAGCATGGCGAACAATGTCCTCAGCCTCTTCGATCCCGGCGCCCGCAAGAGTCTTTTTCTGTTCGTCGTAATCAGCGCGGCGGGCCTGAAACTTGGCATTGCGCTCGGCCTCTGCGTCGGCTTGGGCTTTGGCCTGCGCATCGCGTGCCGCCTTGCCCTCATACCATGCGCCTAGCTTTGCCTCATATGCTGCATCGTCGTATCCGCAGCTTTCAATCGTTGGCTTAGGCTCGGCTTGCGGTGCGGGCTTGGACACTTCGATTTCCGCAAGGCGCGCCTCTGCTTTGCGTGCCTTCTTTGCTTCCTCTGCGGCTGTCGCACGCAGCTTCTTAACCAAGGCCTTCATACCATGTGCATCAATGCTGTCATCATCGCTTGCCTCGCCCTCAAAGCAAATGACAACCTCATCGCCTACATCATCGTCCGCCTCAACGGCGGGGGCTTCCTCCACCTCGGGTAGATCAACAGCTTCGATTTCAGTTGCTTCGGTATCGTCAAGCATGGGGGTTCAGGCCTTTCTGAATAGCCTCTGCGGCTTTGATTGCGGATTCACGTTGCGCGATTGGGATTTGCGCCAATGTTTGCGCGGTCTGCGCTTGGATATGCTCACTTTTCGCAAGCGTCTCACCAATCCGTGCGGTTGATAGTTCGGCCTCGACAACAGACTTCTTCGCCAGCGCCTCGGCAAGTTGCGACTGCGGGTCAGGCTGTTGCGGCTGTTGTGCCGCTGCATCCATCGCCTGCTTTTCTTCCTTGGTCGGCTGTTCAATGCCGAGGCTAACTAGCTTCTTGCGGCTCCACTCACGGACGCCAGCAAGGCCTTGGCCTTCCATATGATTGATCGCAACACTATTCAGCACGGTCAGCGCCTCGGGGTCTTGCGTCACGGCCATCATCGCCGTTACCGACTGGACGATTGCATCGCGCTTAGACTTCGAAGACGGCCCGATTTCAATGGCGGTGTCAAAGTCAGCTTCCTTGAAGCTCAATTCATCCTTGATCTGCCCTGTCGCCGCATCGAATACAGGTCGGCCAAGTTCAACCGTTCCGCGCTTGCCAGATTCCGACATGGTTTTGAGCTTGCGGCCCTTTTCGGAATAGACCTCCCGCGCCATGCCAAGCCAGATCGTCGCACCAAGCCGCTCCATATCGCCAAGGTTTTCAATATAGCCAGAGGTCTGCATATCAATCCGGCCCTGCGTAAGCTGCATTGCCACGCCAGAAGTCTGCGCTTGAAGCTGTTCCCCCGCCTGTGGATTTCCGAGAATATCCATGAGGCCCTGATTGCTGATTTGTAGTAAGCCCGTGATTGCCTCGGGAACTGATGGAGCCTTAGTCGTGCCGATCTGCGCGACAGGCATGGGGTTCCCGTTTACGTCAAGAATGGTATTGAGCAACAAAAACGCGGGGTTTTCGGTCGATTGGTTTTGCCAGCGGTTTTCATGCCCTGCAATTTGTTCCGGTGTGAAGATCGGCACTTCAACCGCAGAGACCCAAATATCAAACAGGATTTGCGGGTCAATCGCTGGCAGAACATGCCCACGGAACCGCTCCACACCGTTGATCACTGACCGATAGGCGTAGCCAACCGCAATTGGGATTCGATCCCCCGCGATTTCGACATCATCGGACAGTATCTTCGACCCTGACAGGGTGTATTTCCGAACGACGGTTTCCTTTGTCGTATAGGGCTCACCCTCGACATATTCTTGTGCCAGCATATCGGAAACATCTTGATCGGTCAGATCATCGGCGCAGTATTCCTCAACCGTCCCGTCAATTGCGGTGAACGTGCGATAGACCTCGGCCCCGTCCGTCTTGACGAAATATTCCGCAACATAGATCAAATCGCTGAACCAGCCGAACTTAAACCGCCCGCGCATTGCATCCGGCCAGTCCGATATATCGTCGCCAAACAGCTCTTTGTATGCCTCGCGCGTATAAGGCCGGATGAGAAACGCGTGCGTCGCGTCCGACTTGTCCTTGCGCTTGGAATTGGCGTCAAAGTAAACCGTCGTCGCCGCGTCGTGGATTGGCTCAATGACAATACGCAGCGTGCCCTTGCGTGCGTCCTCCGTCTCCGTCCGATACCGAACCGCGCCCATGCCGCCCTTGATCATCTCATCGAAGGCATTGTCACGGGCTTCCTTGCCGTTGCTGTCCTGAAAATCAGCCCGATACCGCGATGCGCACAAATCTGCGATGGGGTCGGATTCACTCCCATCCTTCGGGATGAATTGAGCCTCGATCTGGTTCGCGCGGTATTCGTTGTTGATCCGTGTGCAAGCCAGAGACACAAAGTTGAACTCTAGCTTCATGCGCGTGGCGAATTGGTTTTCCGCGTCCCAATCCCATTGCGCGCCGCGAACATCAACAAAGCGGCGGGCGATTAAAGCTGCTTCGCGGTCAACCCAAGACGCAGACCATGCGACCTCAAATTGCTGCAATGCAGTTTCATGGATTCCTTTTAGCCTATCGGCTTTAGACATGCGCGCCATAAGTAACCCCGCCTTTTCCGGCCCCATTATACGTTACAATATAACGCAGATCAACACTTAGAACGAACGCTTTGCGCCGGGGGCATATCTAGGGCCGGGCGCAACATATACGGGCGTAGGCGGTCGAACAACCATCGCGGGGAATAGGTCGGTGAATGCCCAGACAAGCGCATCAACACGATCTGGCGAATAGCCTTGCGCCGTGCGGTCAAAGCCTATCGTAAAGGCGCAAAGCTGATCGACCAATTCGGGGAAGTCTTGCACGTGGCGGATGATACCTTGCTCATACCGCGCAGAAACGGGCTGCGCACGCACGTCCTTACCTCGCGTTGCCGTTACCTTACGCACTGGAACAATCCGCCCCTTTGCTGCGGCCTTGATCATGCTCTCGACCATATCTCCGCCCTGATTAACCTCTGCCACAACCGCATCGGCGTCATATGTGTCGAATAGGCTAATTGCCCGCCGCGCCCATTCTTCGGGCCGAAACCGCCCGCTTTCATCTGCCAGCACATAGCCACGGTTATCAATCCCAACACCCGCGACGATTAGCCCTGTTTCATCGCTTCCAGGGTTATTCGTGGTTGCAGGGTCAACAGCGACAACCACTCGCTTAAACTCAGGCGGGCTGTCGATCTTGATATAACTCCGCCGCCAGAGTGCATTGTCATCATCCGCCGTAAACGCCCCATCGAAAAATCGCCGCCGCATCCGTTCAGGAAGATTGCGCAGGCTTTCCAGATAATCCGGTGGCAGGTTTCCAGCATTGTCCATCGGGTTGACCATGATCGTCCGATAATTTTCCGCATGGTCTTTGATTGCAAAATTTCCTTCGGGGTGAATCCCGCTCACCCAAATTTGATAGGTCCAATGCGCCGCAACTGTTGGGTTAAGAT